ATTGATGAAATCTCAAGGTAGAACTCAGACAGCTGATAATGACATCAATGCAATCAACAGTATGGGAATGATCCCACAAGGTTATAGAGTTAATAACTTTTTAACTGACTCTGATTCTTGGTACATCATTACAGACGTTCCAAACGGTATGAAAATGTTTTCAAGAACTCCATTGAGCACATCAATGGAAGGAGACTTTGATACTGGTAACGTTAGATACAAAGCTAGAGAAAGATACAGTTTCGGCTGTTCTGACTATAGAGGTATCTTCGGCGTTGAAGGTGCGTAAGCAATAACTGAGTAAATTTTGTGGCGGAACATAGTTCCGCCACATTTCTAAAATAGAAAGCAAAAATGAGAACATTCACCGTTAAAATATGGGCTTATGATCACCATGCTTCTTTTAATGTAGAAGCAGAAGATAATCCTAAATCTATTGAAAATTCTATCCTTGACAAACTAGGAGAAAAGTCTATAAAATGGGAATCAACGGGAATGTTTAGCGACACCCGTAGAATAACCTATGAGGAGGTTGTTGATGTTACAAGACCTATACAAACAGAAAAGGTCCTTGGAGTTGAGGTGGCAGTCTGAGTATGAGCAAAGTGGTAAATATACTCTGGACATGGTCGAAATTGATAATGCAATTAAAAGCATTATTACTGAGATCAAACTTGAAGAGTCTAAAATTGCTGATAGAGAAAATAAAATCAGTGATTCAGCTGCCCAAGTTTCTGTGGCTACTTAGATAAACGCCACATCGCTGAAATCGTACATTTCTGTAAGGATCCCTTGCACTCTATTCAAAACTATCATATAAATCAATTACTATACAAATTTTAACAAAAATAAATGTAGACGCGTATAGTCGACATTCCCTAGGGGACTACATTTATATATTCTAGGAGGAATATTATGGCAAACACATCGTTTAATGGTCCAGTTAGATCCGAAAAAGGATTTCAACAGATCAATAAAGCCGCTAGCACAGGAGTTATAACATCAAGGTTTTTAGGAACGAAACCTGATTTAACTAGCTTAACTGCTACATCAGTGGCAACAGCGGGAACATTAACTTATACAGCTAATGTAATTACGGTTAACAACTTCACTGGGGCGGCAACACAAGCTGTTACTTTACCCTCAGCGGCAGTAGGAACTTATGTAGTTCATGCTCAATCAGACGATACAACTGGTGGTACAGCTGTTCTTACTTTTACATGTGCAGGAGATGATGTTTTTAGAACTGGTTCAAAAGTGGAAAGTAGAGCCACTGGAGCAGTTCAAACTATAGATACATCGATAGCAGATGAAACGGTATTAACGTACACACCTGCGAATGCAGCAACCAATAGTTTAACTCATGGTTGTTATTTGTATTTCACTTGTTTTGAAAAAGGCATTTGGAACTTTGCTTATGACTTATCGACAGCAAATGACGCAGATACAGGCGCAGCTGCTTGGAGTTAATAGCTAAATAAAATAATGTGAGCTCCTTCGGGAGCTCACACTTAAGGAGAAAAATTATGGGATATCCAGTAGATATAAAAACAGTTAATATTACCACTGCTACGACTACTACAATCTTTAATGGTCCAGCGAGAATATTAGGACTTTCATGGGTAGTGCCTACGAATGTTGCAGCTGGAACAATAACAGTTAATGATAATACAACAGCAATGTGGGTAGTTAATACACCAGCTACAAATACTACAGATTATAAATCTCCAGTTACTGGAAAAATAATGTTACCAGGAACAGGGATTAGAGCTAATACTAGTTTAAAAGTTACAAACGTAGCAGTCACACATGTAACTGTTTATTATGGATAGGAATTGTAATGGCGAATACTACTTCCTCATCATATGCATTTGATCAGGATTTTTCGATAGACGAAATTATTGTAGATGCGTATGAACGTCTTGGACTTCAAGGCACCGCAGGTCATCAATTAAAAACTGCAAGAAGATCTTTAAACATTCTTTTTCAAGAATGGGGTAATAGAGGAATTCATTTTTGGGAAGTAGGAAACACAAATATTAATTTAATTGTTGGTTCTTCAACTAATGTAGATGCAACTGATGAAGGAATGGGTATTTATACTTTTTACAGAAATTCTGTAGATAGCGCAGCAGCGGCAGCTGCTTCCCCTCAAGCAACAACGGTTCCTGTAGCAAATATTTATGGTATTACCGATATTCTAAATGTTACCTATAGACAAAATTATAATACCACTTCTCAATCAGACACGGGTTTAACTAAAGTTGCAAGAGACGCTTATGCTGGAACAGCTAATAAAGCATCCCTTGGAACTCCTTCACAATTTTGGGTTCAACGATTTATTGATAAAGTTACAATTACACTTTATCCTTTACCTAATTCAACGGCAGCGTCTAATTATATAAATGTTTATTATGTAAAAAGAATTCAAGATGTGGGAGCTTATACTAATGCAACAGATACTCCTTATCGATTTATACCCTGTATGATTTCAGGACTTGCTTATTATTTATCTATGAAATTTGCACCACAAAGAACGCAAGAAATGAAATTATTATACGAAGATGAATTGGCTAGAGCATTATCTGAAGATGGTTCTGCAGCTAGTACTTATATAACCCCTAAAACTTATTATCCGAATATATAATGGCTAGATTTTCAAAAGGTAGAAGAGCATTAGCAATATCAGATAGGTCTGGTGCGGCATTTCCATATAATGAAATGGTTCAAGAATGGACGGGTGCATGGGTGCATACTTCTGAGTTTGAAGTTAAACAACCTCAACTAGAACCTCATCCTGTAGGGGCAGATCCACAGGCTTTACAGCATGCAAGACCTGCAAGAACAGAATTTCCAGTTCAAGATATTTTACCCAAGAATCCTTTTACAACCACAGCTGCTAGTAAAAGTGTTAGCGTTTCTTTTCCTGCGAATGATTTTAATGAAGGTACAACTTATATTAGATTTCAAGCAGTTAAACATCCAGTGGGTGGAGTTGCAATTACAACTTTAGAATTATCTACAACATTAAATGGAAATATAAGTAATGCCGCTACATCAATTGTTTTAACTGATGGTTCGGAATTTCCTACAGCAGGATATATTGTTATTGAGAAAGTTTGGACACAAGCTGATTTAACAGCAGGTACAATTACTAATCCTTTATTAGTTGGTACTTATCAGAATGAAACAATTGAATACACGGGTAGAAGTACACATACTTTAACTGGATGTACACGTGGAACGTCTGCTCCATACAAAGGACAAGTTTTAGCAAACACATCGGCTAACGCACACTTATCTGGTGCAAAAGTATACGGATGTTATCTTGCAACAGCTGTTGGAACCACAACAATAGTGGGTCCTCAAACATCGCAAACAGAAACATTATATAATAATTTAACTTTCCCTTTAGTAAATAATGCTACTAGTGCGGATACAGGAGGCGGTTTTCAATGTACAATTGGACCCGTTAATGATAGGGCTTAATTATGGCAGGATATACACTCTCAGCATTAGAAGCTGACATTAGAAGTTATACAGAAGTAGACAGTACTGTTTTTAGTGGTGCTACTCTAGGCAGATTTATAGAAAATGCAGAATATAGAATTAATCTTGATATTCCTATGGACTCAGACAGACAAGAATGGCAAGGAACAATTGCTACCGATGTTAATACTGTTAGAGTTCCAGCAGGTTTTCAATTTGTAAGGGGAGTTCAAGTCTTTAGTTCTACCGCTAATTCCAATGAACAAGGTCAATGGTTGGAGAGGCGAGATCAAACTTTTTTATCAGAATATGTAGGAAGATTAACAGGGCCCGAAGGATCGACTGCATCGGGAGCTGATGTAACAGGACTCCCTAAATATTATGCTATGTTTGGAGGAGCGACAGGATTAACAGATACTACTTCTGGATCTATTGTAATGGCTCCTACTCCAGACGCCAATTATGTTATTAAAATATACGGAAATGCAATGCCAACAGGATTAGGAACTAATACTTCTGGGACTTATGTAAGTAGGTACTTTCCTCAAGGGTTATTATATGCTTCTCTAGTAGAAGCCTATGGCTTTTTAAAAGGTCCCACAGAGATGTTGACATTATATGAGCAAAAGTATAAACAAGAACTACAGAAGTTTGCAAGCATGCAAATTGGAAGAAGACGAAGAGACGATTACACGGATGGTACAATAAGAATTCCAATCGAGTCACCGCCTCAATAATTAGGAGAAAATTTATGGCAATAACATCAGCAATTTGTAACAGTTTCAAAGTTGAAATTTTAACAGCAACACATAACTTTACTGCATCATCAGGAAATACTTTTAACTTAGCTTTATATACAAGTTCAGCAACTTTAAATAAATCTACAACTGCATATAGTTCAAGTAACGAAATTTCTAACACATCAGGTTCTGCTTATTCTGCAAAAGGAAAAGCTCTTACCAGTGTAACACCTGTTTTATCATCAGATACAGCTGTTTGTGATTTTGCTAATGTCTCTTGGACATCTGCTACATTCACAGCTAACGGTTGTTTAATTTTTAATGATTCAGCATCTGGAGATCCAGCATGTTGTGCCATTGCATTTGGTGGAGATAAAACTGTAACAAGTGGAACTTTCACAATTGAATTTCCTGCAGCTTCGGCAGGATCAGCTATTATCGGTATAGCATAAGGAGGAACTCCTTATGGCTAATACTTGGAACGCATCCGGCACACTCTGGGGACAGAATTCTTGGGGTGATCAAGGAACCGTTACAACTTCTCTCACAGGACAATCTTTAACAACAGCACTTGGTACCGTTACACCTTACAACGAATTAGGTTGGGGCTCTGATACATGGGGTGCAGAGAACTGGGGAGAAAGTGCTTTTGATATAACTTTAACAGGACAATCTTTAACAACAGCTTTAGGTACATTAGTTTATGCAGGCGCAACTGATGGTTGGGGCCGTGATGCATGGGGAGATAATAACTGGGGTGAAAACGCAACTAGCGTTTCTTTAACAGGACTTTCTGCAACTACATCTATCGGTAATCAAGCCTGGGGCCAAGCCTCTTGGAGTGATGGCGCATGGGGAGATTATGCATTAGCCGTAGCTGATGTAATGGGATTAACAGGTGTTTCAGCAACAGGAGCTGTAGGATCTCCAGTTGCTAGGTCTGACAATACAACTACATTAACGGGCCTAGGAGCCACGTCAGCAGCAGGTGCAATTGTTATTGGAGAAGGAATTCCTTTAACCGGACTTTCAGGTACGATTGCTTTAGGTACTCCAGTCGCTAGAGGAGATTATACAGAATCATTAACAGGACTTTCAGCAACGGGTGCGGTAGGTGCTCCAACCATTACCTCTAATCCAACAATTGCTCCAACAGGACTTTCAGCAACTGCTGCAGTAGGAGCTATTTCTCCAACAGAACAAACCATGGGATTGACTGGAGTTTCGGCAACGACTGCAGTAGGAGCAATTACACCAACCGAACAAACTATGGGATTGACTGGAGTATCCGCAACTGTTACTGTGTCTCCTATCGGTGTAGCACCTATTGCATGGGGTCGTGTTACAGCCGCACAAACAGGTAATTATAGTAAAACAACAGCTACTCAAACGGGTACCTGGACTAAAATTACTAAAGGTGATTGACAATAGGAATAAAACAAAATATAAAAACGAATTAAGGATCTATTAGGAGAACAAAATTATGGCATCAACTTATACCCCTCTCGGCGTAGAATTAATGGCCACTGGCGAAAACGCTGGTACATGGGGAACAAAAACAAATACAAATTTACAAATTAGTGAACAAATATCTAGTGGATATGTTGTTCAAACTTTAAATGCTGACGGAGCAGGAGCAAATACAACTACACTCTCTGTTTCAGATGGATCAACAGGTGCTACTCTTGCAACTAGAATTATAATCTTAGGTGCAGAATCAGCCCAAGCAATTACAGGAAATAAAATTGTAACAATTCCTCTTGATGTAGAAAACTGGTATTTTATTAAAAACAGTACAAGTGGAGCTTACACAGTTCAATTTAAATACGTTAGTGGATCAGGTGGAAGTGTTACTTGGGCAACAACTGATAAAGGTTGGAAAGCTATTTATGCAAGTGCTAATGATGGTACTAATCCAGATATTATTGACATCGGAATGGGTGACGTCACAACAACTGGAACACAAACTTTAACAAACAAAACTTTAACAAGTCCTAAAATTGGAACTTCAATTTTAGATACTAACGGAAATGAATTAGCTTTATTAACAGCTACAGGTTCAGCAGTTAATGAATTTACTTTAGCTAACGCAGCAACCGGTAATGGTCCAACTTTATCATCAACAGGTGAAACAAACGTTGATATAAACATTAACCCTAAAGGGTCAGGAGTTCTTAAATCAGCAACTGCAGCAATTAAAATTGCAGGCAAAGAAACGATGTGGGTTCCAGCTGCAGCAATGTATGGTGCAAGTACTAACGGAGCTGATGCAGAACAAGTAGAAACTACAGCAACAAGACCTGATATGAAAGTTTTCGATTTTGATGCAAGTACAAAACAATACACACAATTTACTGTCGCTATGCCTAAATCATGGAATTTAGGAACGGTGACTTATCAAGTTTTTTGGGCTCCAAGTACTACAAACACAGGAAACTGTATTTTTGGATTACAGGGAGTTGCATGTGGTGACAGTGATACGATTGATGTTGCATTTGGAACAGCAATAGAAGTTACAGATGCTGGAATTGGAACAGTTGAAGATCAACAAGTAACCGCTGAAAGCAGTGCAATGACAATTGCGGGTTCCCCTGCAGACGATCAACAAACGTACTTTCAATTATATAGAGATGCAGCAGATGGTAGCGATACTTTTACTGGTGAATCAAGAGTTCTCGGAGTAAAAATATTCTATACTACAGATGCAGCGAACGACGCATAGGAGAAATAGAATATGTCTTTTGGTTATCAAGTACTAGGTTTTGGATCTGGTGGAGCCGCACCGTCAATATATGTGGTTGCTTCAGGTGGAACAATAACAACTGTTGATACAAATTATAAAGTTCATACATTTACAGGTCCAGGAACCTTTTGTGTTTCAACAGCAGGTTGTGGTTCCGATACAGGTGTTGATTATTTAGTCATAGCTGGAGGAGGAGCTGCCGGGCCTTCGTATGGTGGTGGCGGCGGTGCTGGTGGATACAGAGAATCTAATCCTGGCGCATGGACAGGAGCCCCAATAGCTGCAAGTGGTGGAGCTATAGCAGTAAGTGCTACAGGATATCCAATTACAGTTGGTGGTGCTGGCGCTAATTCAGTTTTTTCAAGTATAACTTCAGCCGCAGGTGGTAATGGCGGAGTAGAATGTCCTTTTCCTGGTGTAGCTGGTGGTTCAGGTGGAGGAGCAGGTTACGTAGGCACAGGAGGAGCAGGAAATACACCTCCCGTGAGTCCAGCACAAGGAACTACAGGTGGTAGGGGAACTGGAGCAGGACCCGGTTATCCAGCCGGCGGTGGTGGCGGAGCCACAGTTGGTTATCCTGGAATCGTTTGTTCTCCAAGCGGAAGTACAGCAGGAGCCGGAGGTACTGGAGCAACTTCATGTATTAGCGGAAGTTCCGTTGCAAGAGGCGGCGGAGGCGGAGGCGGTGGTGGAGGCCCAGGTCATGGTCAACCATTTACAGCCGGAGCAGCAGGAGCCGGTGGAGGAGGAACGAATGGTGGCGCTGGAACCGCAAATAAAGGTGGTGGTGGCGGAGCTAACGGCGGTGGTGGCGGAAGTGGAGTCGTAATTTTAAGGTATAAATTTCAATAATCATGGCACATTTTGCAAAAATAGAATCAGAAGGTAACGGAGTTCTTACAGTCTTAGCTGTAGATAATAAAAATGTTTTAAATAATGAAGGTGTTGAAGAAGAAAGTGTTGGTCAACAATATTTAGAAACACATAATAATTGGCCCGCAAATAAATGGATTCAAACGTCCTATAATACTCGTAGAAATACATATTGTGTTGAGGGGACTGATGTCTTAGCCGATGATCAATCTAAAGCATTTAGAGGAAATTTTGCAGTCCCGGGTGGAGAATGGGATGAAGTCAATCAAATCTTTTGGCCTAAAAAACCTTATCCATCGTGGGTTAAAAGTACAACAGATGCGCAATGGCATTCACCTATAGGGGATGCTCCTACTTTAACAGACGAACAAAATGCCGCTAGTCAATGTTACAGATGGAATGAATCTAATTCCTCTTGGGATTTAACCAATCGCTAATTGATTTAGATCAATTATTTAAAAGCCCCTAGACAATTACCCAAAAATTATATATACCATAGCCGGTGGATATGGAGAAGAAAGTATTAACAGAAATAAGTTTGTATTATGGAAAGGTTTCAACACCGAAAGGTTTTGAAATTAATTGGAGTGAATTAGCTCATCACATTTTACATTCTAAAATACACAACCAAACCTTTTTATTTTCAAAAGAATGGGACGCATTAAATATATATTGTCGTGAACATCTTCAACTTAAATATAATTTAAACCTAGTAAATAAAAAAACATGGGGGAATATTTATTCACCTCATCAAAACACTCCTCCTTTATTAGATATTAATCCTGTCGATTTAAAAAACTCCCCAGACTATACTTTATTATATGGTGTAAAAGTTGATAACTGTTCTGTTGTCATTCATTATGATAATAATAGAAGAAAAGGACGTAGTTGGACCCTTCCTTTAAAAACTAATGAATTTATTTTATTTCCTTCCACACAACTTTATTACATCACTAACAATCAAAAAGATAATTTAAACTTTGTACAAACTATAACCTATGAATTTATCTAATTATTTTTGGTATTTTAAATCTGCATTAACACCACGATTCTGTGATGAGGTTATTAAATATGCTTTAGAAAAAAAAGAAAATTTGGCTATTACAGGTAAGTTTGGTAAAGGAAGAAATTTAAATAAAAACCCTCTTAATAAAGATGAAATTAGAGATTTAAAATATAAACGAAATTCAAATGTAACTTGGTTAGACGATCGCTGGATTTATAAAGAAATACACCCTTATCTTACGGCAGCAAATAAAGAGTCGGGTTGGAATTTTCAAATTAAACGTTCAGAACCATGTCAATTTACTAAATATAAATTAAACCAATACTATGATTGGCATTGTGACAGTTTTGGTGAACCTGCTTCCGATGGTACGATTAGAAAATTATCTATGACGTGTCAATTAACGGATGGTTCAGAATATAAAGGTGGGGAACTAGAATTTGATTTTAGAGACTATGATCCACCTCAAAGAGATGAATCCAAACATTTAAGAAAAGCAATAGAAATATTACCTAAAGGAAGTATCATTGTTTTTCCAAGTTTTATTTGGCATCGAGTTAAACCGGTAAGACAAGGAGTCCGGTACTCCCTGGTCTCATGGCATGTGGGGGATCTGTTTAAATGAGTTATCAAACTTATACCCACTTTTTAGATAAAGACTTTTTTAATAAGCTTAAACAAACTATTCTTGACCAAGACTTTCCGTGGAGAAGAAGAGACTCTTTTACAGGAGCTAAAAAAGACACTCAGATATTTTTTAGTTATGGTTTTTACCAGCGATTGAACATTGCGTCTCACCTTTATGCACCTTTAATACTTCCTATATTAAACCAATTAAAAGCCACAGCTCCTTTAAGAGTACAGGCTAATTTACTAATCAGTAAATTATTTAATAAATCAAAATGGCATAGAGACAGCAATTTAAAATGTAAAGCTGCCATTCTTTATTTAAATGATTGTGACGGAGGAACCGAACTCAAGATTAATAATAAAATTATTTTTATAAAAGCCGTTGCTAATCAAATGTTGGTTTTTGATAGTGATGTTTTACATAGAGCTATCACATCTCAAACAGAACCCATACGATATATTATTAACTTTAATTATTTTACCGATGACTAAAATTATAATAGTAGGAGGAGGCAGTGCGGGGTGGATGACGGCAGCTACTTTAGAATCTCAATTTCCTCAGCACTCAATTTCTTTAATTGAATCAAAAAATATACCTACTATAGGAGTAGGGGAAAGTACCATTCTGCCAATACAGCGATGGCTGAAATTATTAAAAATCAAAGACGAAGATTTTTTAAAACATGTGGATGGTAATTATAAATTAAGCATAAGATTTACAGATTTTTATAAAAAAGGAGAATTTTTTCACTACCCCTTTGGAACTCCTGTAACCGAGGGGAATAAATATTTTTTAAATGATTGGTGGTTTAAAAAAATACTATTTCCTAAAACACCTTATTCGGATTATGCCGATTGTAATTATCCCCTTCAGATGGCTTATGTTAATGCAAACAAATTTAATAAAAAATTAGATTATGCCTACCAAGTGGATGCTGCTAAATTTGGTGCATGGTTAAGAGATTATTACTGTAAAAAAGTTAAACACATCATAGATGACGTTGTGTCTGTAGAACAAAATGAAAATGGAATTGTATCTCTTAATAAAAAATATAAAGCAGATTTATATATAGATTGCACCGGTTTCAAATCTTTACTGTTAGGAAAATCTTTAAAAGAACCTTTTGAATCTTATAGTGATATTCTTCCTAATGATTCTGCGTGGGCTACACGACTTCAATATAAAAATAAAAAAAAGGAATTAACTACTTATACTAATTGTACAGCTATTGAAAATGGATGGGTCTGGAGAGTTCCGCTATGGTCAAGAATAGGAACTGGGTATGTATATTCAAGTAAATTTGTAGATGATGAGACAGCCTTAAAAGAATTTAAAAAACATTTAAAAGAAAGAGAAAAGGTTAGCAAAGTTGATCAATTAAATTTTAGAAACATTAAAAGTAGAGTAGGCATGTATAAACGTTTATGGGTAAAGAATGTTGCAGCCATAGGTTTGGCAGCAGCTTTTGTAGAACCTCTTGAAAGTAATGCTTTGTTTACCGTTCATGAGTTTTTAATAAGTTTAGTTAGAAATTTACAAAGGAACACGGTTTCTCAATGGGACAAAGATATTTTTAATCATAGTTGTAAAAGAATGTTTAGATCCTGGGCAGAGTTTGTGGCTTTACACTATGCTTTATCCCATAGAGATGATACTCCTTATTGGAGATCTTGTTTAAATAAAAATTGGAGTGAATCTCTTATTAATTTAAAACCTGAATATGTTCATGGTTTTCAAGTTGCAGCTTTAAATCAAAGTGAAGATTTTTCATTCCCAGTTAGCGGAGGTCTCCATTGTATAGCAGCGGGCATGCATTGGGCTCCAACGGATATTCCTAGTCTAACTGTTAATAGCACCGAAGACATAGAAGATATTAAAAAATCTTTTGTGAGTCCCGTTAATCAACTCCAACAAAGAAAGGAAGTTTGTAAAAAATTAGTTAAAAAAGAAAAAACAATTTTTACAATTTTAAAAAATGCTCAAAGATGAATATTTTAGAACCCCTGTATGGTCCGAAGACAAACCAGAGTTTGTTAAATCTTTAAACAAATTTTGTAATAAATATATTAAAAAGGCAAGAACTAGAGATAAAAAAGCTATTCAAATTATGAAAGATTTTGGCATATCTCATCATTCGACCCCTCTCCTAGAGGATAATAATTTTTTAGATTTTAAAAGATATGTTGGACAAAAATCTTGGGAATTTTTAGAAGAGCATGGGTATGATATGAAACAGTATCAAACTCTGTTTACTGAAATGTGGGTTCAAGAGTTTTCTAAAAAAGGAGGAGGTCATCATACAGCACACGTACATGGGAATCAACACGTATCCGGGTTTTATTTTTTAAAATCCAGTGAGAAAACTTCTTTTCCTATTTTTTATGATCCACGAACCGGAGCTCGAGCCTCTCACTTAAAGCTGGACCCTTCTTTAAAAGGAATTTATCACGGCACTGATGTCATTCATTATAAAGTAGCTCCTGGTCGGTTAATTATTATCCCAGGTTATTTAGAACATGGGTTTTCCGTGGATGCTGGAATTGAACCTTTTCGATTTATTCATTGGAATATCATGGCTGTACCTAAAGGGATCGTTAAAGATGCTTAATAAATCTAGACCGGTCTATAAATTAAATTTAAAAAACCAATTAAAAAATAAAAAAGAAGAGCTGATGAAAGATATTTTAAACTCTAAACATAAAGACACGGGATACAATTTTGAAGTTTTTACAAAATATAAAGATTATTTATATAATTTATTTATTAAAGAAAGTAAAAAAATATTAAATCCTTTTACCTTTAAGGATAAAAACTTTAAGGTATGGTGTTATTTTAGTGGACCTGCGGATCATACAACGTTCTGGCATAGTCATACAAAGACGGCGAACATTAATTGCGTTATTTATTTACAAACCATCCAAGATTATGGAATTGAATTTGAACTCTATCAGCAAGCTTGGTATGTCGAACCTAAAAATTTTGACATGTTAATTTTTCCTGGATGTTTAAGTCATCGACCGATGTCTTCGAGTACTCAACAACGGATCTCTTTAAATTTAGAATTAAGATGTAAGGAAAACGAAAAAGATATTTTTGGATTATGAGTTTTAAAAAAAATAAATATATTGTTCTTAGACAAGCTATCTCAAAAGATTTAGCCACTTTTATATACAATTATTTTTTAATGAAAAAACAAGTTTATGATACTTGTTTAAAAGAAAGATATATTTCTCCTTATGAAGAAATGATGGGTAAATATTTTGATAACCAAGTGCAAAACACTTATTGTTATTATGCTGATAATGCCATGGAAACTTTGTTGTTAAAGGTACAGCCCCTTATGGAAAAAAATACAGGATTAAAATTAAATCCAGCCTATAGCTATGCAAGACTATATAAAAAAGGAGATACTCTTCAGCGACACAAAGATAGATTTAGTTGTGAAATTTCAACGACTATGCATTTAGGGGGAGATCCATGGAGTATCTATATGGAACCTTCGAGTAAATATGGAAAAAAAGGAATTAAGGTAGATTTAAAACCAGGAGATATGTTGGTGTATCGAGGGTGTGAGTTAGAGCATTGGAGAAATAAGTTCAAAGGTAAAGAATGTGCACAGGTTTTTTTACATTATAATAATAATAAAACTAAAGGCGCAAAACTTAATCTTTTTGATGGACGACCTCATTTAGGACTTCCAGGTTGGTTTCAAACATTGTATGAGGAAAGATAATAAGTTGATTGATTCTAAAAAATAAAGTATGATCAAGGCTGGCGTGGGGGATTTTTCCACCACAAAGGTCTTCTACGCCTCTTTTATAATGAGTTGATATCCCCTTTAATCTAGTATATTTGTAGCTTAAACGGATTTTTCTATGTTACAAAAAATAGGCTTTTTACCAGGATTTAATAAACAAGTGTCACCCACAGGAGCGGAAGCCATGTGGACAGGAGGCGAAAATGTTCGCTTTAGATATGGTACACCTGAAAAAATAGGGGGCTGGTCTCAATTAGGAGATAAAGCTTTAACTGGAGCTGCTCGAGCGCTTCATCAAATGGTCAACAAAGAGGGGATAAAATATGCCATCATTGGAACCAATCGAATTTTATACACTTATTCTGGAGGAGTCTATTATGACATCCATCCCATTAAAACAGATTTCGGAGCATTAACGGATAAGCTATCTTGTGAAAATGGTTCGGCTATCCTTACGATTACTTTATCTACTACCGCAGGAATGACAGCAGGAGATATTTTACTTCTTGAAAATGTTACACCTCCAACAGGGTCGGGTTATTCTGCATCTAATTTTGATGATAAAAAATTTATGATAACTGAAGTCGTAAATGCTACTTCGGTTACTATTACTATGGGTTCTACTGCAGATGCAACGGCTACGGACGGAGACCTTTCAGTTAAATGGTATTACCCAGTAGGCCCAGCTGAACAGGTTGGAGTTTATGGATGGGGTATATCCCAGTTTGGTGGTAGCGTAACCAATCCTCAAACAACAACTTTAGATGGAGCCTTAGGAGACAATGTTTATGGAACTGGAG